CACTTGCACTTTCTGTTCAAGACAATTTTGGCCTTGTTATGAGAATGACAAAGGTGTCGTGCGACCAACGCACGTGCTGGGACCAATACCCTTGAAAATGCTGACCAAGCTTGGGTGGTTTTGGCGCCATGTTACACCAGCTGATTACCTTTCCCAACTCGTAGGGTTTGCAGCCACATGTAATGGTATACCTGGCTTAAGACAGATTGTGCATTATGAAATTAGTGAACTCCAGAACAAATACCCCAACCTGCCGGGAATTGCGGCAGTGGATCCTGATTACAAAATATCTCGAACGCACACAGGGGATTTGTCCATAAGTCAAGAAGGCGAACAATTATGGAGGTCTTTGTACCTCACAACCTCCGGTGACACAGTGGTAGAATGGACCCTAGGCGACAAGAAGAAAGTCGTCAGGAGTTTGGAGCACGAATAAAACTTTGACATCGGTCAACTAGACGTGTGAGATGTGTAAATTGACCGACATGACTGGATCTCTCCGCAGGAAACCGCGATAGTGGAGTTTTGGTGTACAAATTGGGCACGCTGAGAAAATTATCGACATGCCGAAAAAAGTAAGGAAAGGAAAGAGAGCAAGAAAGGTGAGGATCTCCCGAGCTAGGGCTGGTCTTTCCACTGAGTACAGGGAATTGAAGCAGGGTATGGCGGACATCTACAAGGATGTCTCCAGTCTTTTGAAATCAGAGAAGGAGGAGAAACAAACCACCCCTCTTGACTCCAGGTCTGTGAGCTTCCGTAACACGAAGCCGCACAGGGTTGGAGGCTCTGAAAACCTGGTGACGCTGATCAATAACGCCGCCGCCTATGTCTTCAAGTTTGACAGCATCGGATTCAAAGCAGCAGGAATCCAGGGCACCAGTCAAGTTTTCCCCATCTACGACCAGTGGAAGGTGAATTGGATGCGCTTCCGCTACATCCCAGCCGTTGCAGCAACAACTGCCGGTGAGATCGTCATGGCCATCGATCTGAATGGTCATGATGCACCCCCAGTGGACTTAGTTGGAGCAACACGTCTGCCACACACTGTGTGTGGTCCCGTCTCCCGCCCTATGTCCATTTCTGTGGGGGCGGGTGAGTGGAGGTTTTCGAACTTCCGAAATGCTGAGTACAACTGTGGACAGCTGGTTGTTTACCACAACTGTGCCAATGTGCCGGGGCGTCTCGTGATTGATTACGACATTTCGTTCCGAGGGCTGCAACCTGACAGCCTGCTCAGTGTTATCACTCATCCCAATGCCGCTACCCAGTTGTATATGTCTGGCGCCAACAACGTGCTTTTTGGTAGCAAGGCCGGACATGGTGAATGGATGTGCAAGGAGATCGCTGGAGTCCCAGCCACTTTGAGAACGGCAAACGGCGCGAGCGTGGCAGTGGAAAACGCTGCTGGCTCCGTCATACGCATCATTTTGGCGGGTGGCACAGAACAGATGACCCTCTCGGATTGTGGGGGAACTGCTCTACCAAACGGTACGGTCTTGTTTGCAAAGGTGCCTTTCGAAGCCTATTCTGTGGCAGCGAATGGTTACGCACCAGATGGCATCCCTGTTTCCGGAGCAACACGAGGTCACGTCTGCGGTTTATTCCTGGACGCTACCTGTCTTCGTTCGATCATTCACTCAACGACTGGCGTCAACACTCGTATCACAGTGCCCTCCTGGGGATCAACCTTTGGGACGGCAGGGATGGTGCAATGCCGCGCCGACTAGAATCACTCTCAGGAGACTACGGAGGAAGTAGTTGTTTCTCTTGTCTCCATCAAAGATTATTTATGTGTTTATTTTCTTTGTGTAATCTCTTTTAAACATCAAAGCTCACAAAAATGACAATTAACAAAATTAAAAATCATGTTTGTCCTTAGATTCACCGTGGGGAAAATCAATCCATCCCCCCATGGGCCCTGCTTGACTAGCAAATGAATCTAACAAAAGTTGAACAAAAACATATAGGGGCAGTACATATGTGCCCCGCGAGCCTTCAAAAACTCGTTTAAGCTTCGAGCCAACCAGACGACAAAATGGAATCTGCTAACACTCCGCTTTTGACTAATCAGTCACCCCCTTGCTCTGAATCCATGGGACAGGAGAGAGTAAGAAAGAACAAACATCCGAAGAAGAGGGAATACCCACGCAACAACAAGATTAGTTATTTGGAAGATACGACCCCGGATGATGGTGAGAAAACACCTCAAAAAACCGAAATTGGAGATTCGTTAAAGACTCCCCCCGAGAGCGCGGGGACATGTGACTCTGCATCTGCTGTCGCCGTAGGCGAAGAGGACAAGCAGGATGACCCTGACCCAAAACCCCCGGCCGCCAAAGCGGTCGAGGGCACTAACCAAGACCCTAGTGCTGTAGCACCTGGCCCACCAGCCATCAACTCGCCGACGGTCACTGCGTCCGGAACTGTTCCGGACGCGTCAGGATCAACTGTTGCGTACTCATGCAAAGGCAAGGGGAATCAGCAAACCCCTGCCACCACCATCCCTCAAAAGCCTTCACCCGATCAACAGAAGGTAGATAAGAAACAACAAATAAAAGCAGTGGTTGCTGCTCCTGGAGGACCTTGTCGCCATGTTCTCTCCTGCCGTAGAGTAGGAGAAATTCCCATCATTCAATGGTGTCATGCTCACCATTTGCATTTGACACATGTGGAAAACATGGACGACTTTGTGAGGAGCTTGAGATTTAGAGGCATTTGGTACTATGGTTTCGACGATGAAAGGGTCAGGGGTTGTTCGATAGAGTTGAATAAGCTCAACACCCCAGGCGAACCCGACGTTGGAAAGCCCAAATGGATAGTGCCTATTTACGAGAACCTCGATCCTAATCTTCTGCAACTACTGGATGGTGTACTGACCCACACGGTTAAAGGACATAAATCCCACGCTAACGATGCAATGTTACGAGAGTTGGGAGTGTACAATGCCCTGGAGAACACAGACTCTGATTTGATCGGAGTTTGCCCTAGTGTGGACCAGTCAATAGTGAGCCGGTGGAGCTTCGCCCCAGATCTCTCAGTAGATGACCTGAAGGCGCCCCGGCACTTTTGTTGCAATTGTACCAATTTACTGCGTTGTAAACATGTGCGGGATTTGACACTGAAGGGGAAAATTAATCTCTGGAGCGTGCATGCCGCGTATTACTATCAACCTGAGGACATTTTGGCAGTAGCAATCAAAACTGGCCTGGCACAAGTGACGCACACTGCAATTATTAATGATTATTCTGGCAGTGGCTCACGCCGCCTCACTAATAATTCTGAAGGACATGCCCCTTATTTTCTCACTGCAGAAGGGGTCATGCAAACAGCCGACGAAGACCCGGACGGGTACAGCCACCCTTACACCGCCGCTTGGTTGCGTACCAGCGTGATCATTAAGGTGTATGACAAGATTTTGTTGGGTTGCTGTTTACTTTTCCTGCTATTAGCTTGTTTGCTGGCACATTGGATCGTCAGTCCTTGTTGTTTGATCGTCAGCTTGTACTCATATTGGATGGCACCTACCTTTTACACCATCCGCAACAAGTGCAAACAAGTGGCACAAGGGTATCATTTGTATCAGGTTGCTACTACCTTCCATGAAGGTATATTCACAGCCGGAGAAACCCCGCTGCCTCACATCCCAGCAACACACGTTCCCATCACTTTCCATGATGAGGCCGGGGTGTTACGTTACCATGTGGTGAGTCAAGAGTTCCTGAACCAAGTTATGAACGCCGCAACTCGCTGTACGGACCACTCCTTGCTGGTGATGCACATACTCAAGCTGAATGACAATGTTAAAGATGAAAAAGAAAAGGTGGACATTAATATGGCGCTGGCTTTAGCGCAACGTTATCCTCCTTGCTACGCCCCCTCCTTGAAAGCCTCACATGGTTCCTGGCTCACTTACAAACCCGTACTTTTCAAATTTTTTGTGTATGGCTACGTGGATGCTAAGTACAATGTGATGCAGTGGTTGGGCGCTGGCAACCCATCTCTCCCACCCGCCTTGTTTTGTGAAGATTACACTACTATGGCCCGTGCAATAGATTGTAGGGTGAAGAAACCCCGCAAGTATGCAGATGGCTACAAATGGATGAACGCTTTGCACTATTTCCACACCTTTTTATGTCAGGTAAATGGAAGTAAGTTTATGGTGGACACTCTGACTGCCCAACAATTTATTGATGACCCGCACCATTCCGCGTCGAATCGAAAAATGATGCAACAAGAAGCTGGTTACCAATCACAACTCATGACTGATGGTGCAGCCATTGCGCACAAACCGAAGTACACGTGTTTTCTAAAATGGGAATTCATGGGATCTTACCAGGAGCTTTGGAGTAAAGCGCCCAGGGTGATTTCCGCTCCCGACACTTTCACCAAGATTTTCTTAGGGAAATTCACCTATGCAGCATCGACGGCCCTTAAAAAACTGATTGGGGCGACTAAACGTGACAAAGGCATACCTCTTAAATTGTCATATGCTGTTGGGGCGAACGAGCTCGAAGTGGGAAAGTGGTATCACGATTGTGTCACTAATGGGTATGACGCCGGAGTGCTGGAAGTGGACTTTAGCAAATGGGATTCAACCATAGGTCCTGAAGCACTCGCAGCGGAACACGCCTTTTACGAAAAGTTAGGTGCCGATGTTGCGACTATGCACCTCTTTCGTGCCACCATTAACGTTAGGGTCACGGTCAAGATTAGACGTTTTCCAGTGGCTAGCCTGCAGCTTAACGGTGGGCGGCACACTGGAGACCCGAACACTTCCTTGGGAAACACTTCCTTAAACCTAGCTATCCAGCAACTCTATTTGGATAAGGTTGGCAGGGACAATTATCGCGCCATAGCTATGGGCGATGACTTCATTGCCTTGTTCAACCGATACGGTTGGAAAGCTTACCTTGAAATGGGTGGCCATGAGGCTTACAAATCTGAGATGATAGCCTACGGCCTGAACCCTGAAATAGTTGAGGCGGCTTCCGTCCTCACTTGCACTTTCTGTTCAAGACAATTTTGGCCTTGTTATGAGAATGACAAAGGTGTCGTGCGACCAACGCACGTGCTGGGACCAATACCCTTGAAAATGCTGACCAAGCTTGGGTGGTTTTG